TCTGCACTACTATCCATATCGAACGACGAAAGTTTAGGCGTCACATAAGAGGAATCATAATCAACACCAATTGTTCCGACAAGAGCGTTATTTCCGTCAACACCAGCATATGCGTCTCTTTCTCCTGGCACCACAAAACCACCTAAGAGTTTCAATGTAGTTGGTGAGAATGCTGCCAATGGATTGAGTGCATAATTTTCAAATTGTTCGATATGATATCTATCCAATGCAACTTTGACCTTGCCAAGACCACCTGTGTATTCTGAATCGTAAATAGCATAGTGACTGAGTTCTCCTTGGTTTGCAACTAGAGGCGACACGGCAGCAGAATCTTCGATAAGTGTGAATAGATTTTCATTTCGACCAGCACTATCCATAAGATCATAACCATCAAACGGTAATCCACCGAAACCAGCTTCAGCAACAGCTTGAATCTGACCCGCCAGATAAAATCCAGCAGGATGAACAAACAATTTATATACTTCTCTCCATACTGTAATAGGAATACCTATTTTAATAAGAATAGCGAAAGTTTGATATAATTTATCATCAGTTAGATAACGATTACTTAATGGACCGATTTTTGAATCATTTAAATAGAATATTTTTTCTTTAGTGTATTCAACATCAGGGTCTTCTTGGAAGAAAGAACGAAAAAATTGTTGAATAGCCAGTTTAGAACCTTTCGCTTTATAAAGGTTACTCGCAATTTTAGCCGCACCCCTTTTATCAGAAAACCCTTGAAAATAACTTTCACCCAACAACAATTCATCTTCTAAAAAAGATAAAAGTGTTATGTCAGTTTCGGTAATGTCTTTACTTTCAAAAAGATGATCAACAAGTTCAGCCGGTGATTCCTCACTTTCGAACCACTCATAATATTTTTCGAGAAAAGTAATGAACTGGTTATATTCCCCAGCAAAATGTTCGGGCAATACCTCCTCTATCCTTCTATCGTATAAGGATAATTCTCGTCGGTTCCTTTCTTCGTGTCCGTAATGTGCCATGGTTTATAAACTTGTTACTTCTACTGGTGATTCAACAGATAAGGAATTATCGAATATTAAAATATTATTTCTTTTCGGTGAAATAGCACTCTGATTACCAGGTACGACTGAAATTTTAATAAAATCATCACCACCCAAGATTACATCAGGAGCGAACGAAATAAGTCTAAGTCTACCGTCTAAAAAATATTCCCCAACATTGTCAACGAGGGCGATATTTGCACCTTGCTGAATAACTTGAATTACACGAGAACCTAATTTGTTTCTCAAGAAACATGTTTTACCATTAAATCTGAACAAACTTGATGTTACTACATAATCTTGATTTGTTGGCGCCGCTATTTCTTGAGGGAAATAAAAATTATAATTTGTAGCTTTTCCTAATGTGCTGATAGTATCTCCAGTAGAATTGGTAGTTTCAGCTACGAGTCTCTGTTGCATTTTAACATCTGCCCTACTAGAAAGAACTGAAGGATCGACATTATCAACTTGAGTCAATAAATTAGAACGTCTGAAAGACTGTCCAAATTTACCAATTGTATTATTAAAATAATTATCCACAGCATTACCAACATTTGTTTTAATTGTATTTAAACCCAGCGTGGTAAATCGAGGGTTGTATTGATAAAATATAGAAGTTTCGATATAAGTAACAATGGGATCTAAAAATCTTAATCTCCAAGATACTATCGATAACTGATTTACATAACTATCGATACTAATTTTTAAATCTGATATATCATCATCAGATAAACCAGCTTTCCATCTAATACTCATATACACCGCTCCGTACTCTGGTGGATCATTGTCTTCGCCACCCCAGGAATTGATTTCTTCGATGTATTGACGAAACCTAGCAAACACTAGGGTCGAATAATCACTTGCTACCACCATTCTATTTTGTGTTGTGTATTGAAATGGTGCGTTCTTTTTAATAGATTCGTTTGTTTCTTTTTCAGCGCCACCCGAAGAATTGGATATTGTGGTAGCGGTGATATCTACTTCAGCATTGTCGTTATTGGTCAGTACAATCGACAATTTTTCAGCCGCAGTGAACACTTTACCACCGTTAGCAACACTACCGCTACAACTAATATATTCGACAATAATTTTACTACCAGCATTCGGTGTAGGCCCAAGTGTGTTACCGTTACCGAAAGACAACTCAAAGAAACCATTAGGGGTTTCCTTTAAAACATAAATTAATGAACTTTCTGTTATTTCTGTGACTTCTGTAATGGGAGAGTATATTTGAAAATCCGTTGAAGAAGGTGTATCATAAACACGCACAACCACCGTAGATCTATCTAAATTTTTATCCGGTATGACGTATATTTCATCATCATCAGTAGACCCTACAATATAAGTTCTTGTTTTTACAGTACCTTCATAAATTGGTATTTGAGACCTATTATCACCAGATGGAAGTTCAAACGAATACACGCCCTGATTATATGAAGCGGTTACAGCTTCTCTCGTAATAAAAGAATATGATACATCGTCAATTGTTGAGTTGAATTTAAAATTTTTCGGAATGGTAATAGAAGATGGTTCGTTACCTGTCTCCAAAGAAGTACTAAGTTCTACTTTTGCATTTGAGGAAGTTCTAGAACCAGGAATATAACCAATAGCTTCTGCCAAGGAAACAATTGAACTTCGTAGTTGTGCTGTACCAAGAAAAGATTCATTTAAAGCGTAATTGGCAATTAATGCATTATAATGCGTATTGTATGCTAAGACATCTAAAAGATTAGATAAACCTGAACCTTCAAAATCATAATCTGTAAATTCTGATTGTGATTCAAAAAAGGTCTTTAGATTATTTTTGATTGTATCAAAATCTAAAGCAGTTGACTTAATTGTCGTTGCCATTTTATCTTAACCTCGAAATTGTGGTTTCTAATGTTATATTTTGGTCAGTGTTTTTTATGGTGAATATTAAAATAATATTTACTGCATTAATATCTTCTTGTACACCAACCTGTATTGACCTAACAGAAGCCCTTGGTTCATATGTTTCTATAACAGATTTTATCCTTGATACGATTTGATTTCCAGTATCACCATCAGCAAGTTCAAAGAAAAACCTCTGTAGGTCAACACCAAAACCTGGATCGAAGGGTTTATCCAGTTTGTTAGAGTTTAAAATTGTCTTTATTGCCTGTTTTACCGCTGCACCTTCCGTTTTCTTGAAGATATTGCCAACATTACTGGCCGTAAAACTAAGGTCCAAATCTTTGTAAGGTTTAACCCTAGTACTCGTTACGCTGATTTTCGATATATCAGCATCTTCTAGCGAAAAAACTTTGGAGACCATTTCTTTTTAATTCTCTAAAACAATAATCTTATTTATATGGGTTTTAACACTTCAATAACTTCATTTAAAGATAAAGTGTTTCCATTATATGTTGTCTTTAAATTCTTACTAAACGACAAATCAAAGTTTTCATTTGCCACTGGCATAATCATTACTAGTTGACAACTGAGTTCACCTGAAGGGTCATATGTATCGTAATCAAGAATAAGTTCCTGATACTTCAAAAAGTCTTTCCAATACACGGCCAGTTCGAACGAGTTCTCAAAATCAATCTTACCGTCTTCTCCAAGCAATTGATAAACAATCGCACGTCCAGTTTGTTTGTAATCGTTAATGGAGTTTCTTGTAGATGTTTCTCCAGGCGCTGGTTTATATAAACCTTCTGACACAATCAATCGGTTTTTTTCAAAAGTTTTGTTTGTGATTACTGTTCGCATCACTTCCGCCTGAAGATAGAGTTGGCGTGCGATAAGTTTTTTATCACCAGTCATTTGTTCAAACTGTAAACGAGAACCCTTAGACCCCAGAAACTTGGCAATAGTAATACCAGGCGCGAGAGGTGTTGCAGAAGTAATCTCCGACTGAAAGTTCGGATTGTATACGGGGTCAACAAGATATATCATTACGGAGTAAACCTCTTACTTCTATTTTCTGCTGGGTTGTTACCCAATAAAGTTCTACCAAATTGTAGACTTGGTTTTCTATTATATGCCCGACCAATTCTCTTTGGTCTTATGTCAGCGTATGTGTTTGAAAGTCGGCCTTCTCCAATCAGTGTTCCTATGAGGGTTGAGTTCTGTAAGTTTGCCGGATCTCTTAACTTGGATCTTATCTCATGAATATTAGGTTCTCTGTTGAATAAACCATCATAGTCATCTGTTTTTAAAATCTCTAATTTAAGTTCATCACCTGGATCAACTTTTACGTTTCGAATACCGTAATTGCCAGAAGACAATAGAGGTGTTATAATTGCGGTTGTTGGCATATCCGCTGTAGGTTCAATCTGAACATAAGGCATTTCAGTTGGATACGGTTTCTTACTCTTGGGACTAGAAGAACCTGTGGGTGCTGACCCGGCAGTTGTAGCGAAATCGGCGAGAGGTACATGTCCAGCTTCATCTGCAAAGTCTGCCGTAATTGCTTCTGTCGCCTTACCTATAAACGTTCCATAATGTGTTGTGGCGCCCAAACCAGAACCACCTGGAGGACCAGAGAAAACTTTGCCGTAGTGATCAATCAGTTGTCCACCAATTGTTCCTGTTACACCAATCACTGAAACTGTATCAGCATCGAGCATTGCGACTTTTGAAGAGGCGACCCATTCATTCACGGCTGTAGTGATCAACTTATCTCCACTGGTAAATTCTACACTACCTTCAACATAATTTTTCTGTTCGCCCTTGACAAACACGTTTCTGTTTGATA